AGAACAAAATAAACCTGTATATGAATATTTGGTTGGCCTTAGAACTATTGACGATGTGCCAGAAAATTTAAAAGTTGATGCTCTTGATTTGAGAAAAGGTATAGATGCTGTTTCTGATGTGTTAGATGCAAATGGTTTAATTTCAAAGCAAACCATGGAAGAAAATTATGGAACATATCTTCCAAGATTATTTTTAAAATACTTCAATAAGAGATCATCTCCAATGGGTTATCTCAAAGAAAGAAAAGATTTAGATGCTGCAACCAGAGAGTTTTTAGGCGAAATAGAAGATGTTGGTTTGTTAGGTGCAAAAGCTATGGAAGACCCTTTAAGTGATGTTGTAAAGTTAGGTTTTTTTAAAGAAATAGCAAAAAATCCAAACTGGGCATTGCAAGATACTCTTGTTCCTTTTAGGGGAAATAAAATAGGAATATTTCATGCAAAAGAAGAATTAAATAGAATACAAGACGAAATAGTAAGCGGCCTTAGACTAGATAAAAATGGTAAAGATACTGCAATAGTTAATGATTTAAAAAAAGCAATAGCAGACGCAGAGCCAAAGATTGCAAAGGTTGATGCTAAAAAATGGGTGCAAATTCCAAACCAAAAAAAATATGGGGATTTGCAAGGAGCATATGTTAGAAGAGAAATTTATGATGATATAAATGGTTCTTATCAACAGGCAGGTGAAATTGCAAACCAAATGGTTAAGTTCGGTACAGAAGCCACAAAAGTTTGGAAAACATTAAAAGTTCCTTTAAATCCGCCATCAGTTGTAAGAAACTTTGTATCAAATTTAGTTCTTTTAAACTTATCAGGCGTTTCAACTACAAGGATGCCGCTAAGAATGGCACAAGCAATAAAAGAAATTATTACCAAGGGAAAGTATTACAAAGAAGCACAAGCAAAAGGTATTGCATCTACTACATTTAGTAGACAGGAAATGGTGCAAATAAATAGGTTATATCAAATTGTTAAATCTCAACAATCAAAAAACTGGATAGACATTGCTCATGGTAAAAGAATGACATCATGGATTTTAAATTTTGCTGGTGATAGTTATGGGTTTATAGAAACATTTGGCAAACTAATAAAGATTATTGATGATATGAAGGCAGGTAAAAATGCTGAAACTGCTGTTTACAATGCTCAAAAAACTTTGTTTGATTACTCTTTAGTTCCACCAACATTAAGAAAGGTTAGGCAGAGTCCATTTGGTGCATCGTTTATAACCTTTCAATATAAAGTAGCTCCGTTTCTGTTAGACACTTTTATTCGACACCCAGAAAGATATCTTAAATATTTTGCTGTTCCATATGTCGCAGCAGCAGCTTGGAAAAAACAAAACGAAGATCTTACTAATGAGGATATTGATAATTTAAGAGAAACATTGCCTAACTATTTAAGAGATGGTGGCAGTGCTTTGGCTTTACCATACAAAGATGATGAGGGCAGATGGCAGTTTTATGATTATTCTTACATGATGCCATGGGGTTTTTATACTGGTGTTGCTAATAAAATGGCCGCCGGAGAATATGCTGAAGCAGGTGATGATGTCATAGGTTTGTTAAGTGGTCCAGGTCTTAACATTGCCGCAGCAGTTACTACTAATAGAGATCCTTTTACAAACAGAGAAATAGTAGAAACGGGTGCTCCACCATCAGAACAATTTGAAGACATTTTAAATTATGCTTGGAGAACCTCCGCCCCAACATGGCTCACTGATATTGGGTTTGCCGGAAAAATGTATGAAGCAGTCACAAAAAAACCAAATTATTATGGTGATCCAACTATTACAAAACCACAAGCATGGTACAGACTAGTTGGTCAAAATATTTATCCCATAGATCCAGAGCAAAGCAGGAGTACAAATTTATTTTTTAAAAAGAAAGATATAGAAGATGCTCAAAATTATTATCGTAAAAGAATAAGAGAGGCTGAGTTAAGAGATGATAAAGAAGAGATGGCAAGACTAGAGCAAGAATCTATAGAAAGAATAAATTTATTAGCTGATGAATTTGCGGAATATGAAGCAAGATCAGAAATACCAGAGCGTCTTAAAAGAAAAAAAGTAGAAAAAGAATAAAATGCCCCTAGCAACGGAACGAGTTGGTCGTTTTGGTGAATATCTCACAGCAGCAATCCTTTCTCAAGTTTCTGACACAGTAACCATCGTTCCACACAACGCATCCGCAGACATCATCTTTGAACACAATCTAAAGCTGTATAAGTGCCAGGTCAAAACCCAATCACAAATAGAGGAACGCAGAGGCAATTGGCGGTTTGATATGCGTAAGGGTCAAAAAGTTGCCGATAGAAAATATAAAAATAATGAGATAGATATATTTGCTTTTGTTTCTATCACCCACAGAAATGTGGTCTTTTCTAAACCTTTAGACCAAGTTCAACTAACCATCGTTGATGAACACATGAAGAACAATGATGCTGTTAAAAACATCAAAGATATATTGGAAGACCTTAGTTAAAGACTTTCAATATCAAATACAACTTCTTGATCCTTGTAATGCTTAACGGAGTTTATTCCTACTTGCAGGAAATACTCCGCTAATGCTTGAGGATCTTTATTTTCTAATCCAGCTATATCAATCAAAGAACGTGCAATGTATCTGTTTATATAAACAGGGGTATTGTTGTTTCTCTCATTCATTACCGGATCATCAAAATCAGATAAGTTCATTATTACTCCTATAAGGATTTTTTCAATAACTCCTCTGGTATCTTATTACCATCACTATCTAACCCAAAAACTTTTTCAAGTTCCAGATCTATGTAATGCTTGGCCTTAAAGAGATCTTCAACCTTATCATGTTTATCTCTGGTCACAAGCTTGATTACATTCCCTAAACACCAACCAATATTATTAGCGATAATGTAATCTATCGGTTCTATATTGGTCCCCTTATTATAGTGATCTCCACCTACCTGGTTGTTGGAAGCCAAACGATCTTTTGCTTGGTCCCAATCCTGTGGCGTAGCTTTGTCTATCGACATAAATACTCCTTATTTAAATATTACCATTATTAGTAATATTGAGGTATTATAGGTGAAATCTGAGAAAAGGGAAATTTATGGAAATTAAAGATCTAAAAGAATTTGACATCACTAACACTATAGACGCTGACGAACTATCCAGACGATGGGGCGTTAGCAAAAAAACAATAGATAATAAAAGATCAAAAGGAATGGGGCCTGGTTATTGGAAGATAACAGGAACTATTTTGTATGATCTTGATGATGTAAAAAGAATAGAAAAGGAATCTTACATTTCCAACAATGCCTAGTAAACACGCACTACTGTCCCCCTCGGCTTCAGACAAGTGGACTGTCTGTCCTGGTATGCCTAAACTTGCATCACAAGTTCCGTACACTACAAGCATCCCTGCTGTGACTGGTACCTTGGTACACCAAATGTCTGAGATCTTAATGAAAGGTCATTTAGATGGTGATATATCTTTAGAAGATTATTGGCTCGGCAAGGTTGAGATGGTTGAAGATTTTGAGATAGAGATAGATCAAGAAATGATTGATTGTGCAAAGATCTATACAGATTATGTAGAGGCAAGAACAAAAGAACTTAATGGTAAGTTGCTTATTGAAGAGCAAGTATCAATGGAAGAGATAAGCGAAAACATATGGGGTACTGCTGATGCAATCATACTTTCAGAGGGTCGCATATGTGTAATAGATTTAAAGTCTGGTAGATGGCAGGTCTCACCGGAATATAACAAACAGCTAATGATCTATGGCCTGGGTGCATTAACCAGGTATGGCAATGCTGAAACAATTATGGAACTAACGATAGTTCAACCTAGGGGAGTAAAGAAAGAACGGGCGGTCAAGACATGGGAAACCACCGGAGAAAATCTTGCTAACTGGGGATTCGATTTTCTGAAACCACGGGCGGATGCTTGTATGGATGAAAACCCTAAATATGTATTTGGGGATCACTGCAAATTCTGTAATGGACGCAGTCTTTGTGAAACTTTTAAACTTAATACGGGAGAAAAATAATGTCTGATGAAAATAAAGAACCTACCTTTACTTTTAATGAAGATGGTAAAGAGTACAAAGTAGAAGACTTGTCTGAAGAGAACAAGATTCTATACAACAAAGTGACCCTTGTGAACCAACAAAGACAAGAGGTCATTGCCAACGCTAACTTTGAAGTGGAGAAGTTAGAGATACTTGGAAGGCACTACAGCAACGCTTTAAAAGAAGCTGTTGAGGGTGATGATACTAAAGTTGAGGTGGCAAAATGAGTCTAGCTGATATAAGAACTAAGTCTAAAAAGAAAGCACCCAGGATTGTTGCCTATGGTGGGGCCGGAGTAGGTAAAACTTACTTTGGTTCACAGATGCCAAATCCAATTTTTGTATTAACAGAAGATGGTATGGGTACAATTGATGCACAACAATTTCCGTTGTGTAAATCTTTTGAGCAAGTCATGGGTTATCTACAAGATCTAATTGATGAAGACCACGAATTTAAAACTGTGGTTATTGATTCGTTAGACTGGTTGGAGCCATTGATATGGGATAAAGCCTGTCAAGATAATGGTTGGAAATCAATTGAACAACCTGGATATGGTAAAGGTTATGTAGAGGTGTTGAGATATTGGCGTCAATACATAGATCTTTTAAATGTCTTGCGTGAAGATAAAGGTATGATTATTTTGCAGATTGCACATAATCAGATTAAAAGATTTGAGTCTCCAGAGATAGAGGCTTTTGATAGACATGAGTTAAAACTGCACCGCAAGGCCGCAGATTTAATTTTAGAACACAGCGATTGTTGTTTCTTTGCAAACTATAAACTTGGTACTGTTAAGGTCCAGGGGAAAGGTGGAACAATGACAACAAAAGCGGTGGCCGGAGATGTGGTTGCTTACTGTCGTGAGAAACCTGCCTATCTTGCAAAAAATAGGTACGCATTACCGGATGTTCTTCCATTCTCATGGCCGGAAATTAGAAAGGCTATGTTGGGGGAAGATAAAGGTGAGTAAGTTGGGGGAAGTCGAAAGAACAAAACGTGTTATGACTAAGATCCAAAAGTTATTAAATCCTTTGATTGATAGCATGGATCCAGATAACAACGATTTGCCTCTCGATGGCTTACATCAACTTATTTGTATTAACCAAGACTGTGAAGAGTTCGTGGAATATATCTCGGACTATCACAGCTACGATCCAGGATAAGGAGTATTAATATGGATTTAAGTATGAAAAAGGCTCAAGCCGAAAGAAGTATCTTAGAAGAACTCGAACCAGGCACATATGATTTTGAATGTGTTAAGGAAGAGACAATTCTAGGCAAGAATGGATGGGAAGCTTTAAAGCTTTTATTTAGGGTTGTTGATAAACCAAACTTTATGATTGGTCATGCTTTTACAACAGACCATGATACAAGTGAAGATGCTATTAATCTTGGCCTATCATCATTGCACGCAATGTCTATTGCCGGCGGATTTCCTGATGGTTTTCCAGATGAAAGTGCTGATTTGGTTGGCGTAAGAGTAAGAGCAAATGCTATCAAAGATGCAAAAGGCTACATTGCTATTGATGATATGAAAGGCAAAGGGTGGTTTGCACCTAAGTCAACGACTACTGAAGTTAAAAAAGATGAGCCTGTTTCCAACAGCGAAGCGGAAGAAAACATCCCATTTTAACTTTTTAGAATCAGATAGGCCCTCACTATGCGGTTGCTGTGGCGATCCGGTAGGGCCTCTTCTGGTCGAGGTTGATGGTAAATGGTTTGGAGCCTGTAGCATGGAACATCAAGAAGAAATTAAGAAAGGTAATAGATCGCCCAAGGTGGCACAAGTATCTAGAGCCGGTGTTCTTCATGCTAAATCTAAACTGAAAGAAAGATATAAGGAATTTTCTGTTAAAAATAAAAGCTGGGCGTTTCGTGATTGGAGTGAGGACGATAGGATCAACTTTTTTGAGAGTTATACCAGGGAATATTTAAAACACGCCAACGAAAGGGCAAGGAACGGGGTAGATGGATCTTACAAAATACAAGATAAGACACGGACTGAATAAAGATAAGAGTTATTTAGAAAAAAATAGAGGCAATGAAGCTGATCTTATTGCAGAAATGCAGACAATAGGATTAAATGTTGGCTTCTTAAATACAAGTGGGGATCTAGTAAGGATCCCAGTACAAGCAACTCCGGGAGTGAGGCCGGATAAAGGTAATGAAAAATCGGGTTGGTATGTCATTAATGTTGTTCATAATCACATATTCGCAACTTACGGAAATTGGAGAACGGGGTCGGAATACAAATGGAGTTCTGTCCAGATCAATACACTTACTCCAAATGAAAGACAAGATCTACAGCTAAAGATGCAACAGGCCCAGGAAGAGGCCAAGAAACAAAAGCTACAAAGATATGAGGAAGTCGCCAAAGATTGTCAGAATCGTTTTCAAACTTACTCAGAAGTTATCAAGCATCCTTACCTGGAAGCTAAACAAATCAAAAGTTATTCTTTAAAACTGCACAATAAATCTTTGGTCGTGCCTATCTACAATGTAGATGGTGAGATTAGATCTCTGCAATTTATCCAGGAAGATGGATCTAAAAGGTTCGTATCTGCCGGACAAGTAAAGGGTAATATCTTTTTGATTGGTACTGATTTTAATTCTTTGGATAAGGTTCAATCCTTGGTTGTTGTTGAGGGCATGGCTACAGGTGTAAGCGTATGGGATGCAACACAAATACCCGTAGCTTGTGTTTTTTCTGCTAACTTTGGTAATGATGCGGTAGAAAACATACGAAAAAAGACGGACGCCAGGATCTATTTAGCCTTTGATAATGATAAAACTGATATTGGTCGCAAGAAAGCGGAAGAGATAGCCACCAGATATTATAATTGTTTGGTTAGAATCCCATCCATTGAGGGTGATTTCAATGACTTGGCTATCAAGCAAGGCCTGGATGCAGTTAAGTTAGAGATAAGCGATCAAGGTCTAGGCATTAGAAGTTTCTCAATTAAACAATTAAAAGGTGATCCACCGCCTCGTTCCTGGTTGGTTGAAGGATTGTTAGAAAAATCTAAACCTGGTCTATTGGCGGCGGTCGGTGGTGTTGGTAAAAGTATGTTGGCCCTGGATCTAGCAATCAAAGTATCACAAGGGCAAGGCACCTGGTTAAATAAACCAATTAAAAATGCTGGTAATGTCCTCATGCTGATGGCCGAGGATGATAGAAGCGAAGTCTTTAGACGGACCAAAGCGTTAGATAAAGGCGATAAAAGATTTGATGCGGAGTATGACGTTTTTGCCTATACAGTTCCGGATGCCCCTAAACCATTAATATTATTAAAAGATGATGCCAGGGGATTAGATCTAACACCCGAGGCCCATGAGTTAATCAATGAGATCTCAACGATTCCAGATTTATCTTTGGTGGTCATAGATCCAATACAATCTTTTGTTGCAGCACCCATCACAACAAGCCAGGAAGCTGCTCAATTGTATTGTCAGTTCTGTTCTTCCATTGCATCTAAGTTTGAGTGTTCCGTTTTATCTATTCATCATATGAGTAAAGCCGGACTCCAGGCCCAAGAATCAAGTTGGGATAGCAGAAGTTCGATAAGAGGCTCCGCCGCTATCGTGGACGGAATGAGGATGGCTGCCACAATTTCTTTGGCAGATGAAAAGACTGCGGAAAATATTTGTGCTGATGAGGGATTAGAATTTGATAGAACCAGAGTTGTAAATTTTCAGGTGGTCAAGGCTAACTCTAGCGAGATGGATACCAATGCCATGACATTGATTAGGCGTGAGGCAGTCCTGGAAGTCTATGAAAAACAAAACATTAACTTTGATTTTTAATATGAGTAAGGAATTAAAAATGCCCGGAAACGTGATAACTTCGTTAAGGGTAAACCATGGACCAGGCAAAGAAAAGCTCACCACGGGCCTCTCAGAGCCTCGGTTTTTTAAAAAAGAGAGGAAAATATGATTAATTACCCATGTGGATGGTTTGATAAAGAACAATTACCAGGAAGTACAAAATGAAATGTTTTAATTGCAATGCCAATATGGTTGTAGTGAAAGAAACAGATATCAGTTATTACAACGACTGTTTTAATCTCAAGATTACCTTTGAGTGTAATGAATGCGGTGCGGTGGCCAATGCCTATCCACCCAAAGATGATAACCAGGGTTTAAGTCATGGCAGGTAAGGGAGATAAGCCAAGACCTGGAACTTACTCGCAAGAATATCGAGATAACTGGGATCGAATATTTAACAAAAAAAAGAAAAAGGAAAATAAAAATGCTAGTAAAAATTCAAGCAAGTGATAAAGAAGTTCAGCTAATCATCAACGCCTTGGCGGAACATGGTAAACCAATCATCAACAAGGCCAAGCCAAC